TTTTATACTCCAATCTATGGACCACGAAGTGGAGTCATATTATAATTTAATTATTATTATAATAATTAAATTTAATTTTTATATATATACTATTTCACCGTCTTCAAGGTCATCTTTTATTTCACCATCTTCAAGGTCATCTTTTATTTCACCATCTTCAAGGTCATCTTTTATTTCACCGTCTTCAAGGTCATCTTTTATTTCACCGTCTTCAAGGTCATCTTTTATTTCACCGTCTTCAAGCTCATCTTTTATTTTAGAAAATGTATTTGTAGGGTTGGACAAAGGAGCTGCGGGCCCGTTGCACGGAGTGGACGCCGTGTAATATTTATCATTAATCAACTCATATTCGGAGTCTCCGAGGTCATAGGCGATATTAGAGGAAGCTTCGCTGGTAGTCATATTATAATTTACTCCAATTTGGAGTAATTAAATTTCATTTTTATACTCCAATCTGTGTAGTAATAAAAATTAACCATTACGCTACTATGTAGTCCTGAAATATAAATATTTATTCTTGTAAAGTACATGTATCATTCGAACAAAAAACTTCTTGTGTACTATCTTCACCGAGAAAGTTTGAGAAATTTAAACACTTTATATTTTTAATTTTATCATTATATTCGTTTTCCGAAATTTTTTCATATGGCATTTGTGGATAACTTCCAAAATCTATTTTTGGTAAAAAAGAAATTCCTTTTAATTGAGATTGAAAATATTCGAGTGCTTGTTCAATAAATTCACCTTCTGTTTTTGGGTCAAATGTTATTGTTGCAGAAACTTGATTATCTGCCCAGAATTTTTGCAGATTTGAAGCAAGAAGAAGCTGTTCCCACATTGATACATATTCTATTGTTCTAATGCCTTCGCCGATGTCGATAGGGATTTCCACAACATCAGTAGTATTTTCCGAGCCAACACATTGTTCAATAGTATACCCGGCTGCTCTGAGTGATGGTAATAAAGGAGATTTATTTGAAATACGCATTCTTCTGATATAAAATCTAGACTCTGGATAATGAACACCGGGGGTTGAACCAGCTAGAAGAGAGACAGTACCAGAAGGTTTGATTGATGTCATTTTTATAGAGAGAGGAATACAAAACCAGTCCGAATATATTTTATCTAAATTTTTTATATTTGAATAACCTTTGCATAACCATGTGTTTAGGATATGTAAATTATTTTTTGATAAGAATTGAGCTATACCAGAGATAGAGCATCCTATTCTTCTGTTTTTCATTTGTACTCTATTTGTAATTTCCCAATGAGTATTTGCTAATGTTACTGTTTTTGCATACAAATAAGAAAATTTAAGAGTTCTCATAAAATCCTCGATCGACTCTGCTCTATTAATGAAATTTTCTACCAAACAACAAAGCTCACCGTCTTCAAGACTCTGTTCTACACATGGATTACATCCCAATGCTTTAATATCTTTAAAATCTTTTGGATCACACATTCTTGAGTAATTTTGTATATTGTCAAGCCAGATAAGGCCAGGTTCTCCGTTGATTGAAATTCTTTTTGCGATTTCCGAATAATCTTGTCCAATTTCAGCAAAAACAGAGTTATTGCTAGTCCATCCGTATGCCATTCTATCTGGATTTTTAGAATAATCTTTAAGATCCAAAAATTCTTCAAGATTTGAATCTCCAAATCCAATGAGAGCTGTCCTTCTGATATTTCCCGAAACTACACATTTTCCTATTAAATTCATAATGTCCATTATACTTGTTATCGAGAGTGGAGACCCGACGTTCTTATTCAAAATCTGTTTTATCATATCATGCAATTCAATTAGTGGTTTTGGACCAGACGAAATACCACCGAATGTTTTAAGCAATTCACCTTCTGGCCTAAGGGTTGAATAATCGAATACAGGTGTAAATCCCCCATTAAAAGATTCCAATAAATATTTTACACTATTACACCATCCTTCCCGTGAGTCTTCTATAGATGTAATTACACCATCAGAAGATTGTTTTTGTACAACGAAATTTCCAGCTCCTTTTGTATCGAATCCAATACCAACTCCCAGCATAGACAAATCCATTGTAAAAACGAAAGGAAAGGACCATTCTGGCTGCAAATCAGTTCCAATATGTTGTGTAGATATAAATCCGCAATTGTTTAATGATGCTCCGAGATTTTTTTTATCAATAATATCTGTACCCATTGCCCAAAGACCGCGCCCAGGAGGTAAAAACTTCATGTTGAAAATTCGATCATACATCTCCTCAGCCGATTTCATAGCTTTATTCTCATTCCATCCTAAATTATATAAATCAATATGTTTTTTTTGTAAATTGTATGTTCCATTAACTACACGTTGAACAGTTTCGAACCATTTCTCGTTTTCACCAGATGGTTTCAGTCTGGAATATGTTCTCATATAAACAAGTTCACCAAGACCATTGAATCCAAACGGCGCCTTTTTATTTTCATATTCTTTAATAAAATTTTCATTTAATCTAAAAGACATATTAATATTATATATATTTAACGTTTAAATATATATACAATCGAAGATGTGTATTAGCGGCACTCACCAAGCAAAAAATTGACTGTCTTCTAATATTATATTTAAAGTTTTATTAATATATATATAATTTATATGGAAAATCCATTTTTGATAAAAATTGAAGATAAATCTTTATATACTATTGATGACTATGTAGATATACAGAAAAAATTGAGTAATATAAATGTAGATTCTATAATAGATTCTTTTTACCCACCAAAAGATTGTTTTTATAGCTTGGATGAATTTAAATATAGGTGTACAAAATCTTTGAAGCAACAGATAATATATACCGACGATTTTGGAAATATAAAATTACCAAGTAAAATATTATATAGAATAAGACAGGGAAGCAGCTCCGCTGTGGACCTCGAAGCCTCCTTCGGAGAGTTTCACAGCGGAGCTGCGCAGCTTCGCTGTCACTCTGTGGAACAGGCGCCCGTTACTCTCTGTGAAACAGTCGTACCTCAAAGAGGTACATGGAGTCACAGAGTGGATGATGAATTTATATATGAAGAAACAGACGGAGGAACTTGTATAGTTTGCTGCACTCCTTTTTCTCATGATTTATCAAATTTTGACAAGTATAAAACCCATTCTGAAACTAGGTATTTGGCTTCTCATCAAATAATAAAATCATTAGAAGAGGTTGGGTACGATGGGTTTTTTTATTTGTTTAACGGAGGGTTCCCAAATCCAACTGGAACAGAAATGAAATATGCAGGGGTACCATATTGTTTTAAAATATTTATGATGCTTGAGGCAAAGAAAAAGGGATTTAGCAGAGTAATATGGATTGATTCTGGGTGTTATTGTATAAATAATCCAAAAAGGTTATTTGATATTTTGGATACACAAGAGACTTTGATAAAAACAATTTCATCGGAAAATAATAATTATAATGCAATGTGTTTACCACAGACTATGACTTTACTAAATTCAATCAACAATAATGATATTAAAACTGCTTCATATGTAGAGACTATCGTATTTGGATTAAATATGAAATCAGATATAATAAATAAATTTATAGAAGACTATTATGGAATGGTTAAATTGGGGTATCCATTTCTTTCAATATTTCCAGAAGAAATAGTTTTTACTTCTTTATTTAATAGGGGTGAATACAACCATTTGTTATATAGACAAACACCGGAGTGCCACCGGCTTCAAATACATGAGGATAAAATAAAAGATTCATTTATAGCAAAGAATAACGGATACTATTTTTATCATAGAAATTATAAAAAATATGTTAAAGGAGGCGTCGAAGCAGAGCAGCCCGAAGATCTCGAAGGAGGTGACCTAGGAGAGGCCGCCGGCGACGATAGTAATTTTTTCGTGTCATTTGACCAGAAAGGAGGTAGATTTGGTAACCAGATTTTTAAATACATTATATGCAAGTTATTTACTATTAAATTAAATCATGTATATTTGTGTTCTAAAAATTTTTTACATAGGACAGGTGGTAATTATATAACAATTACCGAAGACAATTTAAATAGTAGTCTAATAAATCTGGATAATAAAAATAAGAATATCTTTTGCGTTGGGTATTTCCAAAAAAGTGATTTTTTTGTAAAATATAGAAAAGAGCTTATTGAAGTAATTTTGGAAACAAAAAACAATGGTGATTATTGGGAAGACGGAGACTCCTCAGGGAGCGCCTACGGCGATGTTAAATATTACATTAAAAAATATTTTAAAAGTAGGATTAATATACCCCTTAAAAATAATGATGTATGTATGCATGTTAGATTGGATGATTTTATACAAACTTGTTGTAAAACAAGTGATATATTACCTCCACAATACTATATAGAAATACTAGAAAATATTTACGGGAAAGGAGGGTGTAACAAGGGGGATTCTGTATTGTACATAATATGTGATAAATTACATTATGAATGGGAAAATAAATATATGGAGTTTTTTAAAAAATGGAATCCTATTTTTACTAGAAATAGTTTAATGGAAGATATTTCTATAATGAAAAATTGCAATGTACTTATTCATTCAAATAGTACATTGTGTTGGGCTGTTAGTTTTCTGTCTGAAAAGAAAATGAGGTATATACCGTTCGCAAATAAAGAATATATGAATCAAAATCAAGCTTTATACAAGATAGAAGAGAGTGATTACATAAGAAATGTTATGCAGTTGGATCACGATGAAGTTTATAAGTTGGACACTAGAAATAATACAATATTCCCATTGTCATTTTGTGTGCCTGATGAGTGTGTGATTGATTTTCCTACAGAAAAAAAAAAACTATTGGCAGATTTGATACCTGGAGACATGTCAACTTATATATACAAACAAGAAGACGAGAATTTATACAATAACATGTATAGAGAGGCAAGATTTGCACTTACTAAAATGAAAGGAGGGTGGGATTGTTTAAGACATTATGAAATATTAATGAATGGTTGTATTCCTTTGTTTGAAAATTTAAAAGACTGTCCGGAATATACATTAACAACATACCCGAAAAAATTGAATATGGAAGCATATTTGATGTATTATAATTGGAGTGAAACGAGTGAAAATATAGAAAAGTATAATGTACTTAGAAATAAATTTTTAAGACACACTATGAAATATTGCACAACGTCTTCGGCGACTAGGTATTTTCTAAAGAAAATAAATGGAGGTAGTGCGATTAAGAATATTCTTATGATTACATGCCACCATGGAATAAATTATAACAGGGAGTCGCTGTGGATTGGACTTAAAAGACATATTAAATCAATAGGGGGGGTTTCGGTTGAATATGGAAAAATGCCATTTCTTTATTCTGATTTCAGAGGATTTCAAGAAGGAGATAATATAGCATATAGCGGAGTTACTTTTACGTTGCCGAAAAGGATTGAGAAGGATGAAAATTATGATATGGGAGAAAGTGAAATAATAGAAAAAATAAAAAGTAATTTTTGGGATTTGATTATATATGGAAAAGTTGGACCTGATGAATTAATTTCGGAGTTGCCTTTGTATGATATAGTAAAGACACGATTTAACAAAAATAAGATAGTTTTTATTTATGGAGGTGACGAGATATTTAATTTGAATGCAAATGAATATTCTTCCCACACTAATATGTTTGGAGTATGTATAAAAGAGTTAAATTATTGCAATCATTTGAAATATTATTCACAATTTGGATATTGTTTTGTAAGGGAGCTCGACTATATTAAAAAAAATATAAATAGTTTACTTGATATAGATATGGACTTATTTAGAGTGTATGCAATGGATAACAAGTTTAGGTTTGGAGACAATAATGACGGTGGGTATGTTTTATGCGAATTAAATACAAACTATGATTGTTTCATAAGCGGTGGTATAGCCAGTAGTGATGATTTTTCATATTATTTTATTGAAAAGTACAATATTAGAAAAGAAGATTGTTACGGAGTCGATGGTACGGTGGAAACTTTACCTGGAAATCTGATCGGGAAAATGAATTTTATAAAAAAAAATATAGGATCAAATGAAACAGATAAAATAACGACACTTGTCGGAATAATTGAAAAGTTTAATAATGTATTTGTAAAAATGGATATAGAAGGAGGTGAATGGGATTGGTTTTCTTGTTTGAAAATTGAAGATCTAAGTAAAATAGCACAGTTGGTCATTGAGTTGCATGGTATAACTGATTCGAGTTGGCACTATGGTTTAACTTTTGATAAATTTGGATGCGATAAGAATTTAAAGGTTGAATATTTGAGAAAACTTAATAAAACCCATTATCTGGTTCATGCACATGGTAATAATGCAGATAAAATAAACATCTGCGGTATACCAAATGTTATAGAATTGACATATGTTAACAAAAAATATTTTAATAAGAAACCTGATTTAAATCGGATTCCTCTTCCCATAAAATCACTTGATTATTCAAATGATAGACTGCGCCCAGATTACAGCTTGAATTTTTATCCGTTTACAAGCTAAGTATATATATAAATATTATTATAATATTTATATAAAATTATCTACATCCGAAGTTAATAATGTTTTAAATATATTTTAATAAGCTTTCAATATATTTTCTGTCATATATCCCAATTCTAGTTGTTCTATCCATTGTACTATAATTAATTAAAACTCTTTCTTCTTCTACAATTATACTCAGACAATATTCTATAGAGGAACCCTCAAACTTAAATGGGGCGCTATATCTTAGTATATTCATATTAACATCAAATACAGCTATTATGTGATAATAATGTCTTGGTGTTTCACACGATACAATATGCAAAACAAACCATATCTCTGTAGTAAAATTTTGCTCGACAAATACCCATTCTCCATCGGAGACTGTACCTGACCTTGGACTGCAGAGCAGCCCGCAGCTCCGCTGGGGACAGGCCGCCGCTAAAAGCGGTGAAGGTGGTCGTTGATCACTACCAAAAGTAGAGTCCGGATGCACCGCTTTGCGGCGCGCCTGTTTCACAGAGTGCACCCATTCGCTCCCAATAGGGGGACTTTTTGATAGTTTAGTTTTTACTCTTACACCACATGTAGACCCTCGGCATTCTGAAAATATTTTTGGAGTATTTATAGTTTTAATTAAATTAATAGAATTGTCACCGCTTTCGACTTCGGAGAAGCCGGCGTCTACGACGTCGGCAGCGGGCGCTCCGCGGTCACCTCTTTCATAGGAGTATATTTGTAAAGGATACCATTTATAAATAATATGAGGGTTCACCCGTAGAGAGTCTGCAGCCGCTTCGCGGTCTGATATAGTCCCGCCTCTCAAGAGGTCACCTTCGGAGTATGTATCTTCCCCCTCGATATCTACATATATCCAATTTTTTTCACATTGTATATTTTTAAATGGGGACTCAATCTCATTACAGACCAATTTTTGGTTATGTATATCATAAATACCTTGGACAATTCCTATTTTATCATTTTTGTGATAACTTGTTCCAATAAAATCAATAGTATTTTGTTTATTTCTATATAAACGCAAATCTTCAATACCTATAAATCTTCTATTTGTATAATCTACGTCAAAAAATTTATTATCCAGTACATTGAAATTTGCATCCATTTCTATATATTTATTTATACTAATCAAATTATTGTCGCAACCATCGCTCACAATATAATTTCCTTTTTCACCTATATAATAGTTTACATACCTAATATTTAATATATATCCTTCTTTTTTTATATTTTTAATCATACAGCTAGAAGAAGAATAAAATTTAATTTTTTCATTTACAACCCCTGCATCGGTAGTTTTTAAAATATAAAACTCAATAGTTTGGTCAAGATTAATAATTTTATCTTGTATTAAAATATTTTTATAAAATTTCATATTGCTTAATAATTGGGTATTATCGGTCGAATTATTCATTATATAAACAATTTTATCATTGATATTATATTTTCCTATATATGCAGCTATAATTGTATATTCAATATAAAACTTCAATATATATTCAGACCGCGAAGCGTTAAATATTTTTTTTGCAATCTTGTAGAAATTATAAGCCAGTCTATGTTTTGAAATAAATCTATAATAATAAACAATTTCATATATAGATTCCAATCTTTCTGGGTAATAATCGTATGCATCCAATAAAAAATAAATAGCCTTTTCCAATTCCCCAATTTTTTTATAACAAATTCCTTTTCTTAGTTTGCTTAAAAAAATTTTATCTTTTGTTATTTTATCGAATCCTTTTTCAGTTTCTATAAATTTATTATAAAATTTAATAGATTTTTTGAAGTTTCCAGAGTCATAATACGAATTTGAAACTTTAAAATAGTCTATGACCGCGGAGCCCTCTGAAAGAGGAGGCCGCTCCGCGGTCAGAGTATCCGCATCGTAGGTGTATAAATCAGAATCGTCGACGTCGTAGACGCAGCTGCCTTCAACCATTTTACAATCATAAAACTTATCTAGTTGATTACATGCTTCGCTGGTATTATAAATGGCTATTAACCTATTTGTATATCCATTAATATTATATATACAATATCCATATTTTTTAAGAAGTGGAATTGTTTTTTCACAAAAGGTCCCCTGTTTAACTTCTAATATAATCATTGGATAACTGGAGTCTTTCAGTGTTTTTTTTGCCCCGAGTAAAATATTATATTCATTATTTTCTACGTCAATTTTAATAAAAGAAATATTATCAATTTTAAATTGATCCAATGTTTTTATTTTTATTTCTTCAGTATAAACAACCCCCGTGACCTCGACTTCGGAGAAGCCGGCGTCTACGACGTCGAAGAGGTGCTCGGTTGACCCGCTTCGCGGGTATTTTCCACATTGGTCTAGAGACCCCAATCCAAATTGAAAACATGTTACATTTTTTAATTTCGATAAAACGATTCCTCCGCATAATGCATAATATGTGTTTTTATGCGGTTCGAAGCTGTATACATGGTTGAATTCTCCAGCCAGAGAAATTGTATAAGTACCAGTTTGAGCACCTATGTCCAACAAATTTTTATTTTTGTTACAAAATTGTTTACACCAATTTATCAAAGGCTTTTCAAAGAGCCCGTTTTTTTTATAATAAACCCAATCTTTACTAGGTAATATATATATATTTTTGTTTTCAAAATACATAAGTTCGTTACTTTGATTATCATCTATTTCACCTCTTTCACCCCCGAAGGGGGCGGCGTCTACGACGTCACTGCCTCTGGCAGAGGCCGCTCCGCGGTCAGAGGCGGCGGGCGGGCCGATTCTCGGTCCGAAGTCGAGGTCACTACCTTTGGTAGAGGCCGCTCCTCGGTCATTTAATTTATCTTTTGTTAATATAAAATAATTAGAATAATTCATATTTAAATATTGATATTAAATATTTAAATATAATTTTTCAATCGAAAAAAGAAGTAATTACATTATCTTCTATTTTATCGGAATCAGATGTGTATGTATATGTATATCTATTTGATTTTGTATTACTCAATTCAATATCTAATTTTTTTATTTCAAATTCTATATTTTTTAATTCTATTTTTTTTTCTAAATAATTTTTTATTGTATATGTATTTTTAAATTCAAGAATATTTTCTTTGCATATTTTTTTCATCTTAGTCATAATTTTTTCTAGATCTTTTATTCCATCAATAGAAAATATATTTGATCCATATTCCAACTCTGTGCCTCCTACGACGCCGCTACCCGAGGGGGGCCGTTGGCTAAAGCGGTCACTGCCAGAGGCAGAGGCCGCTCCGCGGTCATCAAAATTTATATATCCATGTTTATCTATAAATTTTTTAAATTTATATTCACATACATTAATATTAAAGCATTCTCTAATTAGAATTATTTTTGAATTCAATTGAATATTACCGGAATATCCTTGCATAAACCTATATTTACCCCTTGAATCTTCTCCCAATAATTTTATATATAAATAACTTGTATTTTCGTATTTTTTAAAAATCAAATTATAGTATGATGATAGATCTTCTATTTTTTTAAAAAAGTATTCTCTTGTTTCAGTATATCGATGTCTCCTATCACCGCTGACCGCGGAGCGGCCTCCTCCGAAGGAGGTGACGTCGTAGACGCCGGCTGCTCTGCACTCTGTGAAACAGGCTCGCCCGTTACACGAAGTGCAGTTGAAAGCGGCGGCTACTCCGAGGTCACTGCTCTTAGTCATAAACTTAGCTGATCCTAGGTCCATAGCGAAGAGGCTGGCCGCTTCGGTCCGAGTATCTTCAGACTCTCCGAGGTGTCCAGTTCCAGCTTCAGACACGTTTCCAAATTCTCGAAATGATTCTATCCATTCAGATACTTCAATGTATAGAGAAGGCATTATCCAATTTGATAAATGAACTGCTATTTTTTGATGAACGAATACATTTGAAGAAGAGTTGACCGAGAATCGGCCCGCGGCTTCGCCGTGAACAATCAATTCTTTTATAGGAATTGATAATTTTTTAGAAATTAAATCTAAAAAAACTTCAGTATTTTTGTCCTTTCTATATTGGGAAAAAAATTTATTACCTATTTTGCATAGAGATGTAGCATTTATATAGCCATCCTTTTCTCTCATGCAAATTGATATACCGTTTATATTTAAAGTAGATTCATTATGTATTTTTTCTCTTACAATTCTTTTTTCAAATACGTCTAAACATCTTTCAATCCATTTAATTATATTTATATAAGAATCATTTGATATCCACTCTGACAATTTTAAAGCAAACCCAATGTTTCCATAACATTTGTAATTGTTAAAATCTACTTTTTCAAGCTTTGTATTTCTATCATTTATAAATTCCATGTATTTTTTATAGTCAAACGTATTTATATAATCTTTAAAAACTTTACCGTATGCATTACAAATACCAGACAAATCTATTTCTTTAAAAGTATTCCTTACATCTATCACAATATTATTCAAAATAAGATCTGGAGAACAAATAGGTTCGTTATATAAAATAAGGTCCTCCATTAACTTTTTTTTTTCGTTTTCAATTTTTTCAATTTTTTTTTCAAAATCTAATCTTAATTCAAATGTTTCTTTTCTCAAATCCTCCCTTAATTTAAGTGTTTCTTTTTCCAAATCCTCTCTCATTTTAATTGTTTCTTTTTCCAAATCCTCCCTAATTAAAATTGTTTCTTTTTCCAAATCCAATCTGAATTCAAATGTTTCTTTTCCCAAATCTTCCCTCAATTTAAGTGTTTCTTTTTTCAAACATTCCATTGATATAAGAGTTTCTTTTTCAAGGTCTTTATGCTTATTTTTTAGAGTTTCTATTTGTAGTTCTTTTTTGTCCAGGAGATCTATATATTTTTTACATAATGTAAAATGGTTATTTAAATTTTTTTCATTTAAAAATGTTATTTTACACATACTACACTTATATATTTTTTTATCGAGATGTTTCATATTTCATATAATATTATTATCTTTTCTTTAAAGTATACCCGAAGGGGACGATTTTAACGGTGACTGCACTCTGTGAAACAGGCGGGCCTCGACTTCGGACCTAGAATCGGCCCGCCCGGTCCACGGGTCGCAGAAGCCGGCCGCAGAGCGGTCGAAGAGGACCACGGGCGGGCCGATTCTTTCTGTCCGAAGTCGATAAAGATAATAATTTGAATACACATCGAAAATGTGTAATTTGAATACACATTTTCGATGAGTATTTAATTAAATATATATATAATAAATAATAAAATGAATGCAGAAGAAATTGATTTAATTAAATTAAATAAAAAATTTTGTGTGGAGAGCGGTCACCCCGATCTATGTAAACTTAGTCTAACTTATGATAGAGTAATTAGATTGCCCGAAATAGAAGTTTTAAATGGATCGAAGACTGGAGGCGAAGGAAGTGAAATATTATATTCAAGTCCTATACATTATGTTTATTCAAATTTGTTACATGGATTATATCGATATAGTGTAGCAAATCATAAAAATATAATAAAAGTATCCGTAATTAAAAAATTAAAATTAAGCTACATTCTTGATGTATTAAAAACAAAATATTCAAACGATAATATATGGAGTAAAACATATTCTAATATGGTTATCGATTTCTTTAAAAAAAACATGATAGGAGATGGGCCGGCAGAAAGAATAATAAAAGATGCTCCTATTTTAGATGAAAATAAATTAAAAGACTTGGAAATGCATCCTGAATTGAATTATGATAATGAAATAGATAAAATTAAATTAAGAGAACTTGAAAAAACACAGGATTTCGACTATAAGAATGAGGTTGATAAATTTAATAAACAAATGTATATATACGATTATTTTAAAAATAAATTAGAAACAAAGGGGGATTCTATTTTTTCACCGGAAATTGAAGTTGTTGATGATTTTTTGGATCCAGAAATAGTTACTGAAAAAATGAATATTGGAAAAAAAACAAAGAGTAAAAAAGGCGTACTCGAAGAAGCGGCAGACGTCGAAGGAGGTGACCTCGAGTTAAAACCCAAAAGGGCTATTTTTGAAAATCCTGTACCTATTAAAAAAAATAAAATTCAAAATATATCTATATATGAAATGTATAAAATCTATAAAAATATGGAGAAAAACAAATGTATGCTGAAGGCTATTGAAAAGTATATGAGATGTTTTATAGATCAAACCAATAATATAAAACCTATGCTTGACGAACTATCCCTTAAGTTTTTAGTATATAACAATCCAAATGATAAATTTCTTGGTGTTGATATCGAAGATATGTCTGGATATAATTCACTTGGATACATATTGATGGATATATTGTCTAGTAAAAAACTTAAGAATCAATATTTGATGGATTATGATACCGATAGAATTTATAATGTATATTTAGCATCATTAATATTTAAACATATGATAAAAAATTGCGATGATATATTAGTATATAGAAATGTAGATATAAATGTTGTAGCGAGTAGAATAAACTTTTATGGCATACAATATTTACCAAAACAAACAGTTATAGAAATGTATAGAGATAAAAGTTTGGAAAATTATAATCTTATAAGGCTCCAGATACATTTTGAAGATAAAAAAGAGTATAATTCGATGATAAAGTATTTATATTATATGTATTATACCAGAGCTAGAATAATGGCTGAAGAATCCATAAGAAATAAAATAATTGATATATTTTTGACAAATAGAATATTTGATATGTGTGGAAGCACGGATGATAACTTTGCAAATGACTATTTCAATTCTTTAAATTTGAAATATGGAAATATTAAAAATCAAATAGTTAATATGAATACACAGATTATATTAAGCACGGAAGACCCCGTCTTTATATGTTTGAAATATATAGAAAAATTTAAAATAAAATTAAAAGAAAAATTTCATGATTCTATAATTAAATTATATGAAAAAAATAAAAACAATGAGTGTTTTTATAACAAAAAAACATCTACGGAATATATATTAAGAACACATATTAATCGTATTGAAAATCAGGAGCCGCTTTTAGCCGGCGAAGGAGGCTTCGATATCAATACAATATATTTTATTGATTCAAATAAAAATATTATAAATATTAATCTTGAAGAAACGTATATTGATTTTTTAATTAAAGTTAGGGGCCTCAGAGGTGATAAAGAAATAGAAAAAGAAATAATTCTATCTACATTAGGAAATTTGGAACAAAAGAAAAATTATAATAAAAATATAAGAGAATTATATAACGAAGGATTATTTCCACCATTTCAAATGGAAATAAATAGGGAAGGGAATTTAAGACATCCTTACGAAACATATAACAATGAATTTGTAAAAAAAATGGATATTAAAAAATTCAAATTTTTTTTAAGAGATGGATCAAACAACTGGAGAACCCGTTCAATTAATTCGACCGCTGACCGCGGAGCGGCCGCCCTACGGGTAGACCGCGGAGCGGCGTCTACGAAGTCGACTGATCCTTTGATTATATCCCATGATAAAGAAGATATATATGTTATCGATGATAATAATCCTTTTTCTTTTACATACATTTTACCCGAGGGAATAACCCTAAACAAATTCAAATTTAATTCCATGTATCAATATGTATATTTTAAAATGTTTAAAAAATTACCTCCGTATGCAATAACTATTCAATCAAACGTTGAGATATTTTCAAAGCTTTTGAATCCAAAAAATATGAAATTCTTTAAATCTCCTAGAAATATGTCTGTGTATTTCAATTCATTTTTTGAAGCACAAACTCTGCAAGCAAAAGAAGTTTTATTTCAAAAAAGTATAACAAAAAAATTCGATGATGAAGAATTGATGAATATTTTAATTGGAACTGGAAATAAAAAAATAATCTATGGATCTAAAGATAAATATTTTGGAATAGGGCCAGATGGAAAAGGTGAAAATATAATTGGAGATATATACGAGGTTATTAGAGATAAAATAAATGGATGTTTCTTGGAAAAAAAAGGGGAAGTCCTCCCACTTTTGAATTGGGTACTTGCTGATTCCCGTCTTAACAAATGGGTTTCAGATAGAATAAATAGATTTGCTACTACAATTAATATTATTAAAAATTATACAAATACAGTTTCTCCTCTAGAAAAAAATTATAAAGATATTTTAAAAACAATATATTGGTTTTGTAAATTCGAAAAAAATAAAAGACTTGGTGATCAAATAATACAGCTTGAAGAAAAAGATAAAAATATATTCAAATTTTTACAGCAAAAATTCATAGGGACTATAAATAGTTCTACAGACAATAAACAAGTTGAGTACCTATTCACCGTATTCACGTCTATTTTTATCAATGTTTTGTCAACCCTTGAAATATTTATAAGAAATAAACAGATAACACTAGTCGATATTCTTATTGAAAAATTAAATGGCGTTGTTGAAAATGATTTTTTCTCCGGCTCTCTAGCCCCCTCTCTGTATAATTTTTTATTATTAAATTTAAAAAAAGATAATAATATAACTGACGTAATAAAAGATAATTTTAAATTTATCACAAACGATGACTTTTCAGAAGAAGAATCATATATACCATCCTTTAAAGAAATTGATTTCGACTTATCATCAACACATTTATTTAAAAAATTCAACTCATTCAACCCCGGTCCATCTTCGAAATTTATAAAAGCAATAACTCCTATAGAAAAACAATTATTAAAATTGACCTATTTTATACTCCAAAATTCAGATATCGAAGAAATAAAATCAACTATTGGATACCTTCCAACCGAATTATATAAAAAATATACTATTGGATTTTCATTGATTAATATTTCTAATAAAATAAAAACTGAAATAAACAATACTATTGATAACAAAATTGCTCTTGAACTTTCAGCTTCTATATTAATATGCGATGACATAAAAAATAATAAATGGAATACTTATAAAACTACTGGAGATGAATTGTTTTCATATAAAAACTATGATCCAACAGAAGATGGCATAATGGGATCTCATAGAGATATTAAATTTTCTGATTTTTAT